ATAGATGCTTTCTCTAACTCATCTGCATTATTACCTAATCCTGTATTGTTTTTTACACCTAATAACATTGGTGATACAATTCTATGTGCTACTAATATCTTTTCCTGAGATTCTGTAGATAAGAACTGGTATTGTTGGTGTGCATCTGATAACTGTATTGGCTCTATAGTAGCTTGACTATCTGTATTGTCATTAAATGATAGTATAAACTTACCTGCATTACTTGATCCACTAAATTTAGATGCTATTTTCTTTTCTATTAATGCTCTTTCTTCTTCATTAGGTATTCCATTGTTCATGTTTATAATCATGGATGGAGACATACCATTCATTATATTGTTCATGTGAAAGTTAGAGATCTCTCCTTCTAATTCTGCATACTGTAATCCACCAGTATATGCAGGAGGACTATAGTAATAATATCCTGCTTTATAAGGTTTTATAAATAATATTTCTCTAGGCTCTTTAGATGTACCAAATGCAGGTATTCTAGTAAGCTCAGAGGAGTTCTTATACTCACTCCAATCATGAAAGTAATAGTATGCTTCAATTTCTCCTGATTCACCTGATTTTTCAGCTCTAATTGTCTCTACAGGCATGTGTTCTACCTGTACAATCTTCTTTCTTCCTTTACCATATATAACTTGTAGTGCTGCACCACCCATTAAGTAGTAGTCATATATTACTTTTCTAACTACATCCTTTTTTAATAAGCCTATCATTTGTGCATACTCATCAGGTTTATTACTAGAATCTAGTGCATCTAGTCCTTTACCAAATATCATCTCACTTATACCATTAATACAGGCATGGTTAGTAGGTGATGAATTATATAGGTCAATCAGGTATTGATAATAGTTATTATCCTCACCATACATTACAAAATCTTTTCTTGGATCTTCAATTATTTTAGGAGCTGTATAAGCTGCTAACTCAACTACTCTAATATCTCCTTCAAACTTTGGTCTCCTGTGTTGTCTACTCATAATTATGCATTATATACTTTATATTTATTTGTTCCTAATGTAGTGTGCTTGTATACACCTTTATCTACATCATAGTATTCATTAGCACCTTGTGATAGTGTTTGATTAGTACAGAATAATCTGTCTTTATAAATTACTAACTCTTTAGGTTGTCTAACTGTATCCCAGTTTCCTGTTGTTTCATTCCAAGAGTTTGTAGCAAAATTCCATGCACTACCTGATCTTGTAATCCCATCTTCCCAGTTTATAGTTGTTAAATTCCAAAACTGCTCTACATCATCCCAGTTAGATCCTATAGAAACAATCTTAACTTCATAAAACTTATTCTCTACTAATGTTAATGCTACATTTATAGCTGCATATCCACTCAGTCTGCTTATTGCTACATTATTGTTTTGTGTAATACCTGTTTCTTCATCTGTTATTTCTAACCTTGCATTTATTACAAAACTTCTAGGTATAAATGTAAAAGTTTGTGCTGATGAACTATCACTTAAATATATCATACTTATATAATACTCTTTTTGTAGTTTTTTATAAAGTGTAAAGTTTTTTGTAAAAAAAAAGGAGACCTTTAAGATCCCCTTTCATTAGAAAAACACTTAACTATTATGATGTAGGAAAAGTACTTATTTGAGTTGCACTTGCATCAGCAGTAACAACTGTACTAGTTATAAAGTCAGGTGGTGCTGTTTCTAGTGCTTCAAAAGTAAGATTAAATCCATTAAAATCACCCATGTTAGCACCTACAGAGAAATTACCTGTAGTAAGCTCTGCTCCATTCACCTTCCCAACTACCATATGGTTATCATCTGCATCTACCACTACAATGTGTGGTCTACCTACAGCTAATAACTTAATTTGTTCACTTGTTGCTCTATCATAATATTGTAGTTGTAGTGTTAGTGTTTGTGTGTAAAAAGTAGTACCATTTTCTCTTGAAGATGTTACAGTAGTATCTAAATTAGATGTACCTCTTACATCAAACTGGTACCATGTTGGACTACCACCTAGTGCAGAAATTAATCCTGCTGCCTCAGTAACAGCTCCAAGTGTACCAAAGTCTGCAAAGTATACAGTTTTTAGAGATCCACTTTTATTTTTACAAGGTACTGTTCTACCTGATGTTAAATTACAACTCATATTATTTTAAATTTTTGAAAGTATGGGGAGGCTTTCACCTCCCATATACTAGTTAATTATACTTATTACTCTATTATGAATAGAAAACTATCTCAGCACCATATCCATACTGAATACCATATGCAAATCTTGAAACAAATCTTGCATTTTGATCTCCTAATGTTTCTGATGTGTCAATTACTCTTACCTCATTCATGTCTGATACTAAGTTAGTACCAAAGTATAGGTTAGATTTTTGTGCTAGTGCAGCAGTATCATCAGATAGACCATTTGCTAAGAATAGAGGAATACCATCAAATGTTAATGGAGTATTCATATCATACCACATGTTCACTCTGTTTTCATAACCACCACCTTGTGCAGCTAAAGCTCTAACATATGCTTTCATAATGTTTCTAGAGACATATAGAGTTAAATCTTCTTTACCATATACTGTGTTTGGTGCAGCATCTAGGATAGCTCCTAACTGTGCAATTACATTAGAACTAGTTACTGTAGTAGCTGTTACATCAACAACATCAGCATCTGCTGCCCATAATGTTTCAAATCCATCAATCTGTCCTGCTGTTGCATTTGCACCTTGCCATATTGCATTTTCTACTGATGCAGAAATCTGATCAGCAAAGTTTCCAATAATAAAGTCTCCAAATCTGCTTGGCATATTCTTGAAAGTAGATGCACCTAGCTCTGCTGATTCCCATGAATCTACAAATTGCTTAGTACAGAACTTTACATTTACTTGGAATTCTTCTAGTGTGATAACTCTCTCACTAATTGCTACTGTACCTGCATCTGTAAAATCACAAGTTGCATTTGCAATTAAGCCTGAGACATCCACTTTTTGGATAACACTTTTGTGTTTCACATTTGGCATAATAGTCATTCCACCATTAGCCAAAGTTGTACCCTCTAGTAAAGCAGCAGCTATATATTTTTTTGCGCTTTCTCCACTATAAGATGTAGTTATTGTAGGTTTACTCATTTTTTTTGATTTTTAAAATTTATATTTAACTTAATTTTCTCATGATTCTATCAAGTCTAGTCTCAGTTCTCTGAGATGCAATATGATAAAAGTCATCATTTGATTTATTTTCTGGAGAGTGTTTTAAAGGCTCTGCATCAGGTGTTTCTGATAGCTCCTCTTTTACTTCACTTAACTCCACTTCTTTGCTTTTCAGCACATCACTAAGGTTTACTGTTAAATCTTCAACCATAGCTTTCAGTTCATCAAACTGTTCTTTAGTAGCAAATTCTGTAGTTAATTCCTCAGATGTTTCTTCTTGTTTTGCTTCAACTTCTTCTTCCTCAGCAACTGGTTCCTCAGCAGCATCAGCAATACTAGCAATCACACCTTCTTCTTCAACTACAACTGATCTACCATCTTCTAAAGTATATTCACCAACTGGCATTGGTACTCTATCATCTTCTGTAACAATGAATACCTCTTTACCTGCTGCAAATTCCTCAGCTTCAATGACTGTTCCATTTTCTAAGTTCATAGTAGCTAAAACAACTTCTTCTGCTTTAACTTCTACATCCTTAGCTTCATCTTTTGATAATTCCATACCTAAGATATTTTTAATTTTACTTAATGTATCAGTTGCTTTCATAATCATATAATTATATTGAACTTAAAATTTATATATTTGGTCTAACTTTCTGTCTGACCTACACCTTGTGCCCACATTGTACCATCACAACAATCAGGATGGTATGTGTTATCATCACACAAACATCCCTTTTGTGATCTTATAGGACTTGTGTATGATGGATAAGGATTTTTTCTTTTCTTATTTTTGCTCATCTTCCTTGACCTCTGTATTTTTTGAGGTAGTTTTTGCTAGATTTTAGTTTACTGCTTTTAGTTTTAGCATGTACACCTTTTCTTCTAACCTTTGGTTTTTCAATTTTGACATGAATTATCCTTCTTGCCATTATCTTTTCTTCTTTTTCTTCTTGTGTTTATATTTGTTTGGCATGTTTATGATCTTATTGGTACACAATTTGGAACTCTCTTTCCATTCTTTATTTTAAATCCATACATCTCATAACCTGCTTGACATGGTTTTTTAAGTGTATGTTGGAAACAAGGCATATACCACTCTTTTCCATCTAGCTCATGCATATGGTAACCTTCACATCCTATATTTCTAGCCATTTCCTCTGCTTTCTCAACAGAAGAATATGCTAATCTATCATCAATTATTGCAAAATCATCATCAACTACAATAGTTTCAAGCTCTAACTCTCCTAATTCTCTTAGTTTGTTTCTGCTCCATCCTAATGCTGCTAATCCACCCCACAATAGGTATGATATATTAGCACATGCCTCTGAATCATTCTCATTCTTTCTGTACTGATCTTCTGCTCTAGACAGATAGCTGTACATTCTTTTTATTGTTGCAACAGTTATATTCTTTTTTTGTGCAAGTTGTGTAGCTCTAATCTTACCTACATCTGTTGCACACCTGTTGTTTATCTTTTTATTTAGCTCAATACCTTTTTTAGCATTGTTTGCTACACCATCAGGATAGTCATTAAAGCTCTCTAATTCAACTTCTTCTTCATTTATAGCTTTCTCTATCTCTGATAATAGATACTCTGCCTCAGCAGCTTCTAATTGGCTTAGAAAGTCATCTATAGCCTCTTTAGGTCTTTCACTTTTATCTGCAAAATAGCCTTCTATAGAAAAACCTTTAACTACACCTTCTTTAACATAGTCTTTCCACACTTCATCACTATCTACTCTAATTGCACCCATCCATGTACCTAGTGGCACCTCTTTAGTGCTTTCATATAATCTACTTTTGTCATGTACTTCATCTTGTACAATCCAACTTTCTACAAGTGTTAGTCCTTTAAGATTGTATTGATGCTCTAGAGTAGCATTACTTTGATTGCCTTCTTTAAGATACATCTGACTAGCTTTCTCTACAGTTTCTCTAGAAAAGAATATGTAGTAATCTTCTTGATCACCATTTCTTAAAATAGGTTTATTAGGAATTAGTATTGGTCCTAACAGTAATCTTTTCTCTTTTGATACTTCTGCAAGTCTTACTTCCTGATCTTTTAGAGCTACAAAGTTGCTTTGTATTGCAGGATTCTCTACAATAGATATTGCATCTATTC